CTCTTCTCCTCGGCCTTGCGAGAGATACGCCGGGATTGCCGCGAGTTTTAGGGAGATGGACAAAGATAATTATATTCTGACGTACTATCAGGGAATTAAAGACGGGACGTATGTGGTCGGGCGGTTTGTGCGGCTGATATACGAGAAGATTATCGAGGGACTCCAGAACAAGGAGTTCTTTTTTGATGGGAAGAAGGCGACCGCGGCGATTACGTGGCTCGAAGCGCACTCGTATCACACAGAGGGCCCGCTTGCACCGAATCCGCTGAAGCTGGAAGTATGGCAGAAGGCGTTCGTGTCTTCGATATTTGGAATCGTTGACGCTGACGGGCGGAGGGTGTTCCGTGAGATCTTCCTTCTGATCGGAAGAAAGAACGGAAAGAGCCTTCTTGCCAGTGCGATCTGCAACTACATCTTCCAGACGGAAGGGTATGGAACAAGGATCTACTGCCTCGCTCCGAAGCTGGAACAGACGGAGATCGTTTACGACAGCATCTGGAGACAGATCACTCTGGATCCGGAGTACCAGAACCTGAAGGAGATCCTCGAAGAGAAGGACGAGCACAACAAGCGCGTCCATGACGACGCAATGCTCCCGAAGCACGGCAGAAGTGAACTAAGGATCAACGGCACGAACTCCACGATCAAGAAGATCGCGTTTTCCGCCAAGAAGTCCGACGGCTTCAACCCTTCGCTTACTATCTGCGACGAGGTCGCAAGCTGGAGAGGGGACGCCGGACTCAAGCAGTACGAAGTCATGAAGAGCGGTACCGGCGCGAGGCCGGAAGCACTCATGCTCAGCTGCACCACATCGGGCTACGAGAACGATTCTATTTTCGATGAGCTAATGAAGCGGTCGACACGGTTCCTGCTTGGAGAGAGTAAGGAAAAACGCCTGCTTCCGATGCTCTACATGATAGATGACCTGGACAAATGGAACGACCTCAATGAACTCCGGAAGTCGCTCCCGAACCTTGGTGTCTCGGTATCAGTGGATTTTATCCTGGAAGAGATAGCGATTGCGGAAGGGTCGCTCTCCAAGAAAGCGGAGTTCTTCACCAAGTACTGCTGCATCAAACAGAACAGCAGCATGGCATGGCTTTCGGCGGACCTTGTGGAAAAGGCTTCCGGCGCTCCGATCAGACCGGAAGAGTTCCGGGACCATTACTGTGTTGGAGGCATCGACCTGTCTCAGACACGAGACTTAACCGCTGCCGTGATCGTAGTCGAGAAGCAGGGAGAACTTTACGTCCTCGCTCACTTCTGGCTGCCGGCAGAGAAGATAGATGAAGCGATACAGAGGGACGGCGTTCCCTATAACATATTCATCCAGCGCGGGCTCCTGAGTCCGTCCGGAGACAACTTCGTCGACTATCACGACGCCTACAACTGGTTCGTCAGGATGGTCGAGGAATACCAGCTCCTGCCGCTGCAGGTCGGGTATGACCGATACTCAGCGCAGTATCTCGTGAACGATATGAAGACGTACGGCTTCCACATGGACGATGTTTTCCAGGGAGAAAACCTTTACGGAATCATCCAGGAAACGCAGGGGCTCCTCGAGGACGGCCGGATCCACATCGGAGACAACGACCTCCTGAAGGCGCATCTCTTAAACAGCGCCATAAAGATGTCGACGGAACGGGGGCGGGGTAAGCTGGTCAAGCTGGCTCCATCCCTGCATATCGACGGATGCGCGGCGCTGCTTGATGCGATGACAGTGAGACAGAAATACTACGGTGAAATAGGGGAGCAACTCAAGAACTGAGGTTAATTACATGGGCTTATTCGATTTTTTGTTTAAGAACCGGCCGAAGCCGGTCGGAAAACTTGGAACGTTCCAGATGCTGAACGGCTACACGCCGAGATTCACATCTTACAACGGCGGCGTCTATGAGTCGGAACTTATTCGGGCGGCGATCAATGCCAGAGCGACGCATATCAGCAAATTGAAGGTCGAGACGCGCGGATCCGCACGACTGGCACTCCAAAACAAGCTGAAACACGGACCAAACACGTTCCAGACATGGGGGCAGTTCCTTTACCGGCTCTCCACGATCCTCGACATTCACAATACGGCGTTCATCGTTCCGGTCTATGACGAGTACGGAGAACCTTCTGGAATCTACGCGCCGCTGCCGAATAAGTGTGAGGTGGTGCAGTACGGCGGAATCCCGTTCCTTAGTTATGAGTTCAGCTCCGGCGAGAAGGCAGCCATCGAACTGACCTATTGCGGAATCATGACCAAGTATCAGTACAAGGATGACTTCTTTGGAGAAAACAACCGCGCACTGCTTCCGACGCTTGACCTCATCCACATCCAGAACGAAGGAATTCAGGAAGGCGTGAAGAGCGCGGCTACCTACCGGTTCATGGCGCAGCTGTCCAACTTCGCGAAAGCGGAAGACCTCGCGAAGGAACGGAAGAGATTCACTGCGGAGAACTTTTCCAGAGAAGCGGAAGGCGGCGGCCTGCTCCTATTCCCGAACACCTACACGAACATCAAGCAGGTGGACGTCAAGCCGTGGGTGGTCGACGCGGAGCAGATGCGGATCATTAAGGAGAACGTGTACCAGTATTTCGGCGTTAACGACGATATCCTCACCAACAAGGCATTCGGCGATGCATGGAGTGCTTTCTATGAGGGCGCGATCGAGCCGTTCGCAATCCAGTTCTCGGACGTTTTGACCAGGATGCTGTTCACGCTTCGGGAGCAGTCGCAGGGCAATCTCGTCATGGCAACGGCGAACCGGCTCCAGTACATGAGCAACAACGACAAGCTGAACACAAGCGCACAGCTTCTGGACCGCGGAATCATGAGCATAAATGATGTGCGTGAAATCTGGAACCTTCCGCCGGTTGAGGGCGGCGATTCGAGAATCATACGCGGCGAATACTACAACGCTGATGACAAGATTACGGAGGAAGACGATGAAAGAGATCAGAGCGTTTGACTTTGAAGTCAGAGCAGAAGAGACCGACCGAGGCAAGGTCCTCACGGGGCAGCCGATCGTGTACGACGAGCGCACGGATTTGGGCTGGTACGATGAAATTATTGATAACGGCGCACTTGCGGAAACAGATCTCCGTGATGTGCGTTTTTTAGTTAACCACAACACCGACATGATCCCGCTGGCACGGTCGCGGAACAACAACGCGAACAGCACCATGCAGATGGAAGTTGTGGAAGGAAAGGGCATGAGCATCCGGGTCGACCTGGACACGGAGAACAATGCCGAAGCAAGAAGCCTATATTCAGCGGTGGAGAGGGGGGACATCTCCGGAATGTCCTTCATGTTCATCGTTGATAAGGATAGCTGGGACGACATCAACACCGAGCATCCGACAAGACACGTCAGATCCATCTCTCGGGTCTTTGAGGTGAGCGCGGTCACGTTCCCGGCATACGAAGCGACGTCAATTCAGGCAAGAGGCCTGTCCGATGCGCTGGAGAGCGCAAAGGCATCACTGGAGAGTGCAAAGGCGGAAGCTGAAGCGATCGAGCGGAGAAAACAGAAAATCAAGTTACTCATGGAGGTATGACATGGAGCTCAAAGACATGACAGTCGAACAGCTCGAAGAGCGCAAGGCGCAGATCGTCACGGAGCTGGACGCTCCGGAAGCAGACCTGGATGCGCTTGAGAGTGAAGCAAGAAGCATCAAAGAAGAACTTGAAGCAAGAAAAGAAGCCGAAGCCCAGAAGGCAGAGATCCGCGCAGCGGTAGCCAACGGCGCCGGCGAAGTAATCAAAACATTCGAAGAGAAAGTTGAGGAACCTAAAATGTTTGGAATCGAGACAAAAGAATATCGCGATGCATTTATGGCAAACCTTGTCGGACAGGCAACTCCGGAACAGAGAGCGATCCTCGCGGACAACTCCGCGTATGGTGACGGTCTTTCCCTTCCGACCGGTCTGGACAAAGAAATTTGGGATCAGGTAACGACAGCTCATCCGATCCTGGCGGATGTTGACATCCTCAGAAGCGGCATTGCGATCAAAGTAACTAAGATGACACCGGCAGCCATCTCCAAGAAGATGGACTCCGCTGCTTCTGCTGAGCAGACCTTCACGGGCGTGGACGTCACTCTGGTAGGCGCGGACTATCACACCTATGTAACCCTGTCCTATGCGGAAGCTAAGATGTCTCAGGGCGCTATGGAACGCTTCCTCGTCAAGGAAGTCGCTGACGCGATCGGTGAAGCCCTCGCGAAAGACGTATTCGCCCGGATCCTGAGCGATGCAGGCGCAGGCCAGAAAGTCACTCCGGCGCAGGGATCTACCATGTTCGAAAACATCAAGGCTGCCATGGCTCTTGCCATTCAGGCTCGCCGCCCGGTCATTTACGCACCGGCAACTGCATATTATGAGATCGTCGGCGCGATCGCACAGGGCAGCCCGTTCAACATCGGCAACACCCTCGGATGCGAAGTTAAGCTCGACAGCGCTGCCACAAAGGTCACGATCGTTGATCCGTCCATGTTCGTACTGAACGTCATCCAGGACACGATCATCGAGTCCGAGCGCGATGCGAAGAACGCTCAGTTCGTGATCGGCGGCTACATGAGAGCAGAAGGCTGCCTGCGTAAGACGACGGCTGCGGCCTACATCAACTAATGAGGCTCAGGGCACTCGCAGACGTACTTGAGAACGAGAAAAAGCACAAGACCGGCACGGAGTTTGAGACGGACAAAGAGACCGGTCTTGTCCTCATCAAATACGGTTATGCGGAAGAAGTAAAAGAGAAACCGGCGAAACGGCCGGCACGGAAAACCAAGGAGTAAACAATGGCAGACAATGCACTGGTAAGCGCCGCAAAGCTGGCGGCAAGAATCAAGACGGACGCATTTGACGACCAGATCGACATGCTGCTCGATGCGGCCCTGCTCGATATGGGGCTTGCCGGTGTTGTTGTGCCGGCGGAGCTGGACGCACTGGTCAAACAGGCGGCAATCACCTACTTTCTCATGAACTTTGGAGAGCCGGACGAATATGACCGGCTGAAAAAGTCCTATGACGAGCAGAAGGCTCAGCTGTCGACAGCGACCGGATATACGAACTGGGGGGAATGATGGACAGATCAGAAGTCATTACTCTGGTGAAGGAGACGCAGGTCAGAAACGACTTCGGAGTATATGAGCCCGTTACGGAAACGAGGAACGTGTTCTGTCAGGTGAGGTCAATCACCCGGTCGGAGTTCTTTGATGCGGGTCGGAACGGTCTCAATCCGGAATACGAGTTTGACGTTTTCTCCGGAGATTATGAAGGCGAGCGGACAGTGGTCTTCAGGGGCCAGAAGTACGCGGTCTATCGGACGTATCATGGGCGGACAGACGTCCTTGAACTCTACGTCCAGAGAGAGGGCGGAACCAATGAGCAAGTATCAGGTCAGTAATTCCTCAAGCTTCAATTTCGCGGACTACGTTGAAAAGATGCTCATGCAGTACGGAGTAGACGTAGCGGACGCGGTTGACACGTCCTGCAGGGAAGTGGCGAAGGAAGCTGTCCAGAAACTGAAAACAAACTCCCCTAAAGGCAAGAGGGGGAAATACGCAAAAGGATGGGCGGCTCAATTCGAAAAAGGCCGTCTCCAGACAAGTGCGACCGTCTACGGGAAGAGCGGAACGTATCAGCTCGCTCACCTGCTGGAACACGGACACGCCCGGAGGGGCGGCGGACGGAACGTCGATGCAATCGTCCATATCTCACCGGTTGAGCAGTGGGCAATCGACGAAGTGCAGGACAGGGTCGTGGAAAAGATAGGAGGATGACATGACATACAAAGAGGTCAATCAGATGATAGAGGACATCGGGTTCCCGAGTGCCTACTATCAGTTCCCGGATAACACGGGACAGCAGCCTCCGTTCATCTGCTTCTTCTATCCGGAAGACCGTGATTTCCAGGCGGACAACTCCAACTACTCGAAAATAAGTCACTTAGTAATTGAACTATACACCGACACGAAGGACTTCAGCGCGGAGGCAGCGGTTGAGACCGTACTCAGATCCAACGGCTTTTCATGGACGCGGGAAGAAACGGCACTCGACTCTGAGCGGATGTACGAGGTTATCTTCGAAACGGACATAGTCATAACAGAAGGAGATAGCAATGGCTAATAAGATTAAATACGGCCTTGATCAGCTTTATTTCGCGCCGATCACAGCCTTTGACGCAGAGGGAGCTCCGGCATACGGAGCGCCGGTCAGAATCCCGGGCGCGGTCTCGATCTCGCTGGATCCGCAGGGCGACAGTTCTCCGTTCTACGCGGACAACATCGTCTACTATGTCGGAACCGCAAACAACGGCTACGAAGGTGATCTCGAAGTCGCGAAGATTCCGGATTCGTTCAAGACGGCAATCCTCGGATACGTCACTGACGGCAACGGAGCCATGATCGAAGACGCGGGCGCGGAAAGCAAGCACTTCGCTTTGCTTTTCCAGTTCAAGGGCGACGAAAGAGCGACTCGCCACGTCATGTTCAACTGCGTGGCAACCCGCGCAAACGTTGCGTCCTCGACCAAGACGGACACTGTTGAGCCGCAGACCGAGAGCATCACGATCACGGCGACAAGCTGCTACAATGCGACCCTGAGCAAAGAGATCGTCAAGGCAGAAACCAACAGCGAAACACAGACGAGCGCGTACAACGCATGGTTTGAATCGGTTTACACGCCGGTAGCATCGTAAGGAGGAAACAATGAAGGATTCTGTACAGATCGGGAATAAACAGATGGAGATGGTCGCTAATGCGGCCACTCCTTTTGTATATAAGCAGATTTTCCATAAGGATTTGCTTCTGGAAATCAACAATATGAGCGGGGACGCGCCGGACGTGGCGTGTTTCACTCGCTTAGCTTATGTAATGACCAAACAGGGAGAAGGGCTTGAACTGGAGGCTCTTATGAATCTCAAGGAAGCTGACTTTTTCGCATGGCTCGTAGATTTTGAGCCTATGGATTTTGTCCAGGCAACCGGCAAGATCACGAGCCTTTACTTCGGGCAGACCATCGCAATGTCCGTCCCAAAAAGCGCGGGCGAGTGACGGATCGCCCGTATACGACAGGCCTTTATCTGCTCCGCATAACTGAACTCGGGCTGAGACCGTCAGATCTGCCTCTTTTCGAGTACGGGACGATTCTCGACATGATGACGGAGCGGTCGAACGATAACGAAGAATACGACACTCTTGCAACGCAGGAGGATATGGACAGGTTTTAATCTATGGCAGCATCGAGAATTAAGGGTATCACAATCGAGATTGACGGCCAGGTAACAGGGCTGCAGAAAGCACTGGGAAGCGTCAACAAGGATCTGAGGGATACTCAGGCAGCCTTAAAGGACGTCGATAAGCTCCTGAAACTGGACCCGACAAACGTGAACCTCCTGAAGCAGAAGCAGGACCTTTTGCGGAAGGCTATCGAGGACACTAAAAAAAAGCTTGATACCGAGAAGGAAGCGCTCCGACAGCTGAAGGATGCGGACCAGACTCCGGAAGTCAAGGCGCAGATGGAAGCCCTGGAGCGCCAGATCGCGGCGGACGAGCAGTCCTTAAAGAGCCTTAAGGGGTCCATGAAGGACTTCGGCTCCGTGGCAAAGCAGGAGCTGCAGGCCGTCGGCGGAAAACTCCAGGAAGTCGGGCAGTCGGTTTCGGACTTTGGAAATAAGCTTGCGCCGGTATCCGCTGCAGCCGCTGCCTTTGGCGGGTCCATGCTCAAGATGGGCTACGACGCGGTCAAGAACGCAGACGACCTGAACACGCTTGCCAAACAGACCGGACTGAGTACGGAAGAGATCCAGAAGATGCAGTACGCGTCCGATCTCGTGGACGTCTCGTTTGATGACATCTCCGGCGCTCTTCGGAAAATGAAGGGCAACATGGACGGGCAGGCCGATACATGGAAGAGACTGGGCGTCGCAACGACGAACGCTGATGGATCCATGCGGAATGCTACGGATGTGTTCTACGATGCGATCGAGGCACTTTCCAAGGTT